CTACGGCAGGCGTTGGGAGTGCTGGTAGTACCACCTCTGCGCTGGGTGCAAGTGTCGGAGGTGGCGCGTACGGCGGCGGTTCTAGTTCCATAACTGGCGGTGACTCCACGGACGGTTCAGGTGGAGGTGGCGCCGTGTCTGTTTCGGGGGGGTCAGAGGGAGCAGGCGGGTCGGGCGGCACCTACGGCAACGACGGCGCTGACGGTACGGATTGGCCTGGGTGGATACCAGCAGGCGGAGGTGGTGGCGGTGTCGGGGGAGTGGGAGTAGTCCCAGCCACCAACGAAGGCTCTCCAGGTGGTACTGGGACTGCTGGCAACATGGGCATTACTGCTGCAACTGTCACCTATGGGGGAGGCGGCGGTGGTGGAGGCCAATCAGGTGTTTATCACGGCCAAGGTGGTGCTGGTGGAGGCGGTTTCGGCGCTGGAGCGGAGCCTTTCGGGGGTAACGGGATTGCCAACACGGGAGGCGGTGGTGGCGGCGGCGCTCGCCCGTCTGGCGGTCCAGCAGGCGATGGGGCTAACGGTCTTGTCCTAATCAGGTATGAGGTGGCCGCATAATGGCTGATCCCGCATACATCGTTGACGGTGTTCTCACTGACGGTGAGGCATGGGTCGGCATCGCCACGACGACGCTCGGAGCGGACACGGCTGAGGTCACGTTCACATCAACTGATGACGGTCAGGTCGGGGACTGGTCGCAATACATGGATCTGGTGGTCATCTCTTACGTCCGATCAGCGTATTCAGGTGAGGGCGATACTCTCAAGTTCCAGTTCAACGACGACACTGGTGCCAACTATCCCAACCAGTATCTGCGTGGCTCGGGTGCGTCGGCTTCCGCAGGGACTTACACCTACACGGGTTACGCACCGCAGGGCAACGTCACAGCGGACAACAACCTAGCCAACGCTTTTTCTTCCGTGGTAAGTCATCTGTTTGACATCAACAGTGGCAAATACAAGTCGAATATTGCTATGGCGGCATCCGATTCAGCCTCAACGTATGGCTACGTCTACATGGATGCGACCACATGGCTGTCGCAGGCTCCAATCACAAAGATCGACATTTACACAGGGGGCGACTTGAAAGATGAATCCCAGTTCTCCCTGTTCGGAATCCTCCCCAGGATGGTGGCCTGATGGCTGTGATCGAAGCAATCGCCACACAGTATTTGGAGGCTGAGGCTGCGTCGGTGACGTTCTCTAGCATCCCGACGACATATGAGCATTTGCAGATACGAATGTCGGCACGCAGCACATACAACTATTTCCTAGCCTCACCCCGTTTGACATTCAACGGAGCGGCAGGAACCGCTTACAGTTCGCACGACATGAAGGGGGCTTCTTCAACAGCGAGCGCTGCGGGGTCCACGGGCGAGGCGTGGACTAAGATTCCACGGTATACGACTGGGAACGGCGACAACAACTACGCTGATCGTCTACAAACTGGCGACTATGGCCCAGCGGTAATCGACATCTTAGATTACCGAAACGCCAACAAGAACACGACCGTGATGGCAGTAGGTGGCGCAGCGTTGACAACAACTGGTCTTGCTGTGGCGCTTGCGAGCGGCTTGTTTGACGATACGACGGTTATCACTTCGATCACGTTGGATTCTGACGGGTCTTGGATGCGTGGTTCTGAGTTCACCCTCTACGGATTGAATAGTTCCTGATGGCTGCTTTCACTGTTATCGGCCATACCGAACTCTCAGGGTCTGCGGCCAGTATCGAGTTCACTAGCATTTCGGGGTCTTACGACCACCTGTACATTCAGGCGTCTTTGCGTACGACTTCTTCCGATTCTCCCCGAGGCGGCTCGTTGCAACTGGGGAACGGAAGTGTTGACACGGGTACCAACTACTCTTGGACGCAACTTGATGCATGGACCTCCACACCTGCCTCCAGTCGCCCCACGGGTGAAACATATTTGGGTGGTTTCAAACTAGTCGGGACTGATGCGTTGGCTGATACTTTCTCATCAGCCACCTTCTGGATTCCGAACTATGCGAACACGGCGAACTTCAAGCAAGTGCTGGTCAGTGGCGTCTGCCCGAATAACTCCACAACCAACTACGAATGGCATCTTGGGGTTGCTGGTGGGTTGTGGAGTGCAACATCTGCGGTAGATGTCGTGAAGATTTCGTGCGACGACCTAGCGCAATACAGCACGGTCACCCTCTACGGAGTAACAGGAGCATAGAAATGGCAAGACAGAAGGTTGTCAACGGGGTCTACATGGACCTGACAGCAGAAGAAGAAGCAGAACTGGATGCGCGGGCTGAGGCTGCCGATCTGGACATGGGCCATGTGCGGGGTCAGCGTGACGGCCAGTTGCGTGGCTCCGACTGGACACAGATCGGTGACGCAGCGTTGGGGGACCATACCGCTGAGGAGTGGGCGACGTACCGTCAGGCTCTCAGGGATCTGCCGCAGACGTACAGTCGTGTGTCTGAGGTGGTGTGGCCTAATGATCCGCCGACGCAGGCTGCAATCGACGCTGCCGCTGAGTGATGGATCAGCCGTCCGACATCCGCCAAGTCAGAATCCCAACCGTAGCGTTGGGTTTGATTCTGTCCGTGGCAGCGATTGTCGGCACGGTTACTTGGTCGTCTGCGCGTCTGGTGGCGCGCATTGACCATTTGGAGGCAACGGTGTCTTCTATTGAGTACACGATGGATATGAATGCGTATGCGCGTTCGGCTGATTTGGAGGATTTGCAGGACACGGTGAACTCGTTGTCTGTTGCGATGCAGACGTTGGGTGATGCGATTGATGATGATTGGTCGGTGGAGGATTAGGTGTCCACCACCTTTGTTTACAGGCCGTCGCATCGGATGGTGGGACAGAACGCCCTAAGTATTGAGTTTGAGCTTCGGAAACTGGCGCAGAAGCTGGAAGAAATGGACTCGGAGATGGACGCGACCAGACTAGGTATCTTCGGAAAGCGGGACTAATGGGTATCAGGCGCACGGCAGCAGATTACGGGTCATCGGTTGGCGACGAGTCGCTAACTGTGTCCGACACGGCGGTGGCGTTGGCTTCGGTTGCTACGGGGTCAGTGGCGGCGATGATCACGAATGGTGCCGAACCGATCAGGGTTCGGTGGGGTACTCCCACGGCTTCCGTGGGGCACTACCTGAATCCCTACTCGATCTTGGACTTGTACCAGAGCGATTTGACTGATGTGAAGTTCATACGGGTCGGTGGTTCCGACTCGACCATTTTCGTGACTTACTTTGGGGTCTGATCGTGGGAATCAACAGGATCTCGCAGAGGGTCGATCAGGTATCGACGGGGGACATCAGTTCGGTCGTCGCGGGTTCAGGTCTGGCGGGGGGCGGCACCTCGGGGGCCGTTACTTTGACGGTGGACACGGACGCGAAGGGCGATCTGATTGTCGGTACGGGTGCCGATGCTGCGACGAAGTTGACCGTCGGAACCGACACTTATGTTCTTACTGCCGATTCAGGGACTGCGAGTGGTCTGACCTGGGCGTCACCGACTACTGGCGACATTACGGGTGTGACTGCGGGAACCGCTATTAGTGGTGGTGGTACTACTGGGACGGTGACTGTGAATGTGAATGTTGAGACTGTGACGTTGCAGTTGGCGGGTCAGGTGTTCGGCTAGATGCCGCCGTGGGGTGCTGGGTCTAAGCCCAAGGCGAAGACGGTTCCGTGGGAGACTCCTAACAGGTTCGGTGGCCCTCCTGGGACGGGTGGGCCTAGCAGGATCATTCCGCAGCCACGTCCCGCACCTATTCCTCGCCGCCCCGTACCGCTTCCAGGTGGTGGTGGAATAACACCACGTCCACCCCAGGGCGAGTTCCAGATTGTGCGTCCCGACGCTGACGAGTACGCAGCGCGTGTCGCTGCGGCGGCAGCGGCTCGACCGTCGCCACAGATTGGCCCTGGTGGCGCCCAGTTGCATGTTGATCGGTTCGGTCGGGCGCAGGGTTTGGACGAGGGTTACAACCCGCACGATCTTGGCGGTGGTCGGTCGGATCTGGTGTATTACCCGCATTTCGATAAGCCCACCATTTCAAGGGAACCGTACCGCCCGCAGCCAGGGGGGCCGTCTGTAGAGTATCTGGGGGCTTCTGGTGGGCCTCCTGGAACGGGCGCTAGCAAGCCTGCGCCTACCACGACGGCTCCGCCGTTCTTGGGTGCTGGACCGCCGACGTACACGCCGCCCCCAACGTCAGTGACCCCTGGGGGACCGCCCTCGACATACGCTTCCGCCCCCGCACCTGCCACTACCGCCCCTCCATTTCTCGGGGCGGGTCCACCTACCCTGACTCCACCTACGACGGCTCCACCGTTCCTTGGTGCGGGTATCCCAACACCCGCACCAAAGCCAGCTCCCCTGTGGGGTTCAGGTGCCGCAGGCACGGGCAGGGTTCCAGGCGGATACGGCATGGACGACATTCAGGCGGCGGTGAAACCGTCGCCGTCAGCTCCGATGATTCCAGGTCCGATGGCACAGCCCCCTGGCTCCGCTTTTGGAACGGGCGTCAAGGGCACAGGTCGTGTCCCTGGCGGGTTCGAGGTTGTTCCCGATGGCGGGTTGGGTGCGGGTTCCAAGCCTCCGCCTGCGGTTAGTTCGGGCCGCGTACCAGGGGGGTTTGAGGTCATCCCTGGTGGTGGTCTAGGTCCAGGGTCTGTGGTCCCCGATAACCTTATTCCCGATTTTGGTTCTGGTGCCCCTGGCACGGGGCGTGTCCCTGGCGGGTTGGAGGTGGTTCCTGGCGGCGGTCTGGGTCCAGGTTCGGTGCGTCCATTTGATCCAGGCGATTTGCTTTCTGGTATGCCTGGGATGGGGCGAACCCCTGGCGGCTTTGAAGTAATCCCAGGCGGTGGTCTTGGGCCTGGATCTTTGGTTCCTTCGCCATCAAATCCGATACCCGACTTTGGTTCAGGTGAACCAGGAACAGGACGAGTACCAGGAGGCTTGGAGGTAATCCCTGGCGGCGGTCTAGGTCCAGGGTCTAAACCTCCGCCTGAGCCTGATCCGATCTGGGGTTCTGGTGAGCCTGGGACGGGAAGGGTACCAGGAGGGTTTGAGGTAATCCCTGGTGGTGGTCTTGGGCCTGGGTCTAAGCCACCTGAGGGTTACACGCCCCCTGGTGGTGGCGGTGGCGACACCTATGTGCCACCTGCTGGCGGCGATGGTGGCGGGTACACGCCCCCTGCCCCCGTAGGCGGCGATGGTCCTGGGGCGACCGCCCCAATCATTCGACCTGATGAGGGGACGGTAAGCCCGTTTAGCGGTGTTGGTGGTGATGCGGCGGAGCTGAAGCGAAAGTTGGCTTATCTGGGGTTCGCTGAAGGCGAACTGGATCAGATGAGCGAAGACCAGTTGTATGACATGGGGTTGAAGTATGACGCCCTGTGGCGGGCGTTGCCTGGACGGTTCAACAGTCGAGGGATGTTGGACAGTGGTTTGTATCGGCGTGGTGCCGACATGCTGGCTGACCGCCAGTTGGAGGAAGGGAACCGTCAGACTCGGCTTATTGATAGTGCGGCGAATCGTTTGGCGATGACTGAGTGGGGTGCTGAAAGCGATTATGCGTTGGGTGGTTTGTCGGGTTTGCAGGGGCGTGTCCAATCGTTGGTTGATGCGTTGGCTGATTTGAATAATCCCGTTGGTGCTGCCGTTGGTGGTGGGCCTGTGATGACCCCTGGGGGGTATCAGTATCGTCCGCAGGGGGTTAGATAATGGCTTGGTATGGCGATGCTTGGGATGCGACGGGTGGAAAAGTTTGGGATGCCGTCAGCTCTATGCCGAAACCTTCGGAATACCTCTTTGATTTTGAGCCGTCGCCCGAAACGACGGGTGGGCAATTAGCGGGGAAACTCAGCGACATCCTTGGCTTCGGCCTTCAGCAAGCGGAACGTGTCGCCAACCCGTTGGGCACTTTGGCTGAAACCGCAGGATGGCTATTTGACACTCCTGAGGCGGATCAGGATTGGCGTGACCTGATGGCACAGGACACCCGATGGGACGAAGCAAGCCAAAGCTGGGTGCCGTTCACACCCCAGGAACAGGTGTGGGCTGATGAGTTCACCAGCGGTCCAGGGTTCATAGATGAAAGCATGGCGGACGTTATTGCTCGCACCGCCCCCGCCGAGGTTGCTGCACCTGTGGCTGCTGGCCCGTCGGTCGCTGAACTGGTCGCCCAACTCGTCGCCCTGAAAGAGAAGGGTGTAACCGATCTGAGCGCCAGCCGTCGCGGTTCGTTGGATCGTTCCGAGGTGGCCCGTTTGGAGCGGTTACGCAGCGATGAGGCTGATGCGTTTGCACGGTTGAAGGAGTTGGAGGCGGCAAGGGTCGAACAAGAGGAACGGGTGGCGGGCAAGATCACCAAGCGTGGCGAGGATGCGATTGCCGATTGGGCGACTCGGGTTGCTGATGCTGAGGACCGTATGGCTGATCTTGGTATCGCAGGGTTTGGCCGTTTGGAGGCTGCCGATTTGCGTGGTGCGGGGGCGTTGGGTCGCCAGTCGGATCGTCAGCAGACGTTGACGGATCGGTTGGGTCAGATCGCTGCCGATGAGGCGGTGGGGCGCAGCATGGATTTGGGGTCCACTTACGATCAGGCTGGTTTGGATTTGGCTGATGCGTTGTGGGCTGCTCGGGCCAAGATTGATGAAGATGAGATGGCGCAGTTGCAGTCGATTGCGGAGGCGGCTTTGGCCGCTGAGGTTCAGGCTGCCCAGTCGGCTGCGGCGTATGCGCCGATGGAGCAGTTCTTCGGGGCGATGGGTGGTGCGCCGATTCCTGGGTTTGTTCAGTCTGCCGATCAGGCGGGTGTGTTGGACACGATCTTGGGTGCGATGCTGCGCGATAATGACCCTGAAACTCAGATGGATACGGGCGGTTTGGCTGCCCAGTTCCCTGATCTTGCCCAGTGGGGTCTTGGCCCTGGTGTCGTAATGACTTTGGATGAGATCAAACAGATAGTTGACCTTGCGGGATCGCCTTTCATTCAGGCTGGATCTTGATGTGGCGACCCGTCAACAGATCCTTGATGCGATCTCGGGTGGGGTTGCCAGTCCTGTAGCGCGGTCAGCTCAGGTTCTGACCCCACAGTTTGAGCCGAAGGAACCCAGCGGAGACATCAACTTCCTGGGTCCGCTCGGGGACATCATCGACATTATTGACACGCCGCGTGCGGCGATTGCGTCCACCGCTCAGGAGATTGTGGATGTGTTCCAGGGTGAGGGGTTTTCGCCTCGGGATTGGTGGCAGCAAACGTCAGATAATCACCTGTTTGGTGAGGTGTTGCGTGATTCTGGGGTGGATCTTCCTGGGCCGTTCGATTTTATTGCGGGTTTGGGGTTGGATATTGCTACGGATCCGTTGACGTATTTTGCGGGTGCGGGTGTGGCGGCTCGTTTGGCGAGGGCTGACGATGTGGTGAGGGCGTTGAAGGTTGGCGCTAATGCCGCCGAGAAGATTGGTGACGCTGCGAATATCGCCAAGGCGAAGCGGATGAATGATGCTGCTGCCAGGGTTGCTAAGAGCCGCAGCGTTTTGTCGGCTGGCAAGGCTTTGGACGATATTGGTATTTCTTCTGGGGCACGGTTGACGGTGCCTGGGACGGGCCGTTTGAGCCGTCAGATCATTGAGCGTCCGTTGGATGCGATGACGGGTGGTGCTGTACGCGCTTGGACGGATCCTCGCCGTGTCCGTCAGCTATCTGGCGAAGTGTTAGAGGCCCCTGAAAAGTTCCTGGCGGACAATGAGGGGCTGATTGTCAACGCGATGAGGGCGATGCGTCGAGGCGACGATTCTATTGATGCGATCTTGGCGTCGGTTCCTGAGGCGAATCGTGCGTTGATTCAGCGTGCCGCTTCGATGGCGTCGCGTATGCCTGTCGAGTCTCGTATCCGTTTGCCGTGGTCTACACCACTGGTGGGTGCTGTGGCTATGGCTCCTGGTCGGGCGTTTCGGTATGCGACGCAACGCAACATTGTGAACTCGGTGGATGAGGCGTTGAACTATCGGCAGCCGATTCGCAAGATGAAGATGTCTGATGATCCTGATGTGGTGATGGCGGGTATTTACATTGAGAAGTCTGCGAATCTGGCTGAGATTGCTGGGCGGACGATGGATACACGGTTGACGCAGGATGCCCGTCAGATTTTGGAGGAGGCGAAGCGTCTGGGTGTCGATGAGGATGATTTGTTGCGGGCTTCTGACAGGCCGTGGGGTAGCCCTGAGATGCCGCCTTCGATTGTGAACGCTGGGCAGGAGTTCCACGACAGCCTGTTGGGTTTCTGGAATGATGCGCGTCTTTCGTTCAATGAGGTTGTTGGCGGCGAGAAGATCGCTCCGATGATCGGTGACTTGTATGCGGCACGGTATCTGTCCCAGGAGGGTGCCGCCCTGTTGAACACGGGCACGATGACGAAGTGGACACCTGGGGCGGCGTTGGGTAATGCGATGGAGCGTCGCGGGTATGTGACGCCTTCGCAGTATGCGGTGTATGAGGCGCAGTTGGGTCGTGAGGGTGCCGCGAAGCTGTATTCCAAGACGTTCATGGGCCAGCCGTTGGAGGATGCGTCGAAGCTGTCGGTGCGGGATCAGATGAACGCTATTGGCGACATGCTGATGGGTGACGAGTACACAGAGTTGTTTGATAACAGTTTTGTGACGGTTGTTCGGCGGTACATCGGTCAGATGTCCAAGCAGGCTCGCGTTGGTCGGTTGCTGGCCGAGTTGGAAGATTACGGTATTGTTATCAAGACGGATGTGGAGGGCGGGATTCGCACCGAGTTGGCGGATCGTTTGTCGTCGTCGGTGAAGCGTGAGGGCAAGACCCGCAAGTCTGCTCAAAAGAAGTGGAAGGCGTATCGACATGCCGCTGGTCGGTACAGCAGGGCCAACGCTGGCGGTACCCGTAGGCAGCAGGCAGACGCAAACGAAGCCTTTGGCCTTTTGTTGGACCTGGAAGACGATTTCGGTGAGATTGTTCACGATTTGGCTGCGTTGGGCAACTCGTATGCACGCGACATCAGGAGTTCCGAGTTTGGTGGTTCGTTGCGTGGCGCAACCGTGTCGGGTTATGAAGCCAAGTTGGCGGCGTATGCGGAGCAGGCGAACGAGATTGGTTTCCGTTTAGAAAAGTTGAAGCGGTTGCGTGACGGGATGCGGGCTTCGTTGGAGGCTGCTGGTCGTCCTGCGGATCCTGAAATGTTCGCGGCGTTGGATTCGGGTATCGCTCAGATGGAGGATGCGTTGTCTGCGTTCAATGCGGGGGCTGCGGCGGGTGCTTTGGATGATGAGACGGTGGTTGCGGCGCAACGGTTGAAGGACACGTTGGAGGGTGTGCGTGAGGTACCACCGTCCCCTGTGGCGGCTAGGGGAACATGGTCGGCGGATTATCCCGAAGCGGAGCTTGTGCCCATCGAGTTCTTTGACGACATCAAGGAAGCAGGGTTTGACCGCCCAGCGGGAAGCCGTGCTGGCGATGGTACGGACCTGCTTACGGAAGACATCAGAAAGTCTGGGATTCTTGAACCCATAGTGGTAGAAGTCAATGCCACTACGGGTGCGATGACTGTTGTGAATGGGAACCATCGCCTCGCTGCCGCTAGACGTTTGGGCCATACGGATGTGCCAGTAACGGTTGTCAAGCCCTCCGAATACGGGATGTCGCTTCCTAGCGAGGTTGGCATCCCTACTGTCACCCCGCCACCCGCTGCGGCACCCACGTCAAAGGCAATGAAATCTGTTGCCGAATGGGAACAGATTTACACCGAAGCCGACGAAATCGACAACGCCCTAGGTGCGTCCATCATCACGCACGAAGCAGACGCAGCGTTCGTTGAGCGTGCTGCGGCACGGGTCACCGCCGAAGCCGCCCAGGTCATTGACGAAATCGACTCGGGTATCGGGGCAATCCCTGCGGGCCGCACACTGGAAGAACAAATCAGTATCGCCAACGAACAGTTGTTGGTGGTCCGCGACAGCATCGGTGTGCAGCAGCAACAGCTCGCAGACCTACAGGCTGGTTTGGCACGCGAAGCCCAGGTTGCTGCCGCTGATGCGGCCACGGAAATACAAAAGTGGACACGGCAGCAGGAGTTCTTGCAGCGCATCAGGGATGTGACCGCCAGCCTTCAACTTGATGTTGCTAATGCCCGCAAATCTCAGCGTCTGGGACTCAACATTTCGGCTGCCGACTCACAGTTGGATGCCGTCAAAATGCTGAACGACAAACGAAACCTGCTGGGGTTCCAAGAGGCATACAACGAAGGGCTGTCCAACCAACTGTCAGGTTCATGGTTCCAAGGGTATTCGGCGGTCAACGCTGGCGAGATGGGCGAACTGTTCCAGAACGCTTTGCAGGCCGCTGCGAAGGTCAACGACCCTAAGGAGATGGGTGAGTTCCTGACGAAGTACGGCCAGTTTGTCAACTGGTGGAAGTCACAAGCCGTTATGACCCCAGGTTTCGTGTTGCGTAACGGCCAGGGTGGTGTGTTTATCAACACTCAGCTCGCTGGCGTGGAGATGGGGATGCACTCCAAGGTTGCTGCGATGGCTGTCATGGCGAACCGTGCAGGCAACGGTGACATGGTGGCGGGTGCCCGCCTGTTGCGTGACGCTGGCAAGTCAACACAGTTGGACAACGTGTTCGGGGTGGGGCGTCGCGTATCAGCCCGCGAATGGTCGGTGTTTCACGATATGGCCGATTCGGGTATTGTCAGGGGTGGTCAGGCTTGGTCGGAGGTTGCTGATGCGTCCGCCGAGTTGGGTCAGGGTGGTACTTGGTCGCCGTTCTCGGTGCAGTTTCATGGTGCCCGAAAGGTGCGTCGGGGGAACGAGAAGATGGAGTTCGTGTTGCGTGGCGCGTTGGCGTTTGATGCTTTGGCGAACAAGGGCAAGTCGATTGATGAGGCGTGGGATCTGGTCCGCAAGTTCCATTTCGATTATTCGGAGTTGACGAACGCTGAGACACGCATCAAGCTTGTAGTTCCTTTTATGAAGTGGCAGAAGTCGGTGCTGCCCATCCTGGTCGAGTCGTTTGGGAAGAACCCGAAGGCGTGGGGCAGGTTGCAGCAGTTGAAAGGCGAGATGGAGTTGACCTCCGAGGAGGAGGGGTTGGTACCCGACTATTTCGGTGAGTCGTTGGGTATCAGGATGCCGTTCAAGTTTCAGGGGTCACGGGTGTATGCGTTGCCTGATTTGCCGTTCAAGGATTTGGCCCGCTATTTGAAGGAACCTACGTCGCCTATGCGGACGGTCGCTGAGGGCATGATTCCGTTTGTCAAGCTGCCTGTTGAGATTTGGTCGGGTAAGCGGGTGTTTGCTGACATTCCGTTTAGCGGCAGGTATCAGCAGGTTCCTGCTAGTTACGGGATGATCCCTGGGTTGATGCCCATTCTGGAATCGTTGGGTAAGGCGAAGAAGAACAAGCGTGGCGAATATAAGATGCGGGACCGTGACATTTACATCATGGATCAGTTCACGCCGTTGTTTGGACGGTTGCGTAGGTTGTTTCCGAATGAGGAATCAAAGCAGCGCAGGTTGTTGTCTACTTGGATTTCTACGATGACGGGTACTGGTTTGCGGACTAATGATCCTCGGGAGAAGTTGAACCAGTGGTACAGGTTGCAGCGTCAGGTGGCTAAAGATATTGAGGATATGGCTGACATCGAATCGCGTGAGGTGTAACGGGAACGGCGAAAGCCCCCAGCCGAAGCTGGGGGCCAACGCTCTGGTTTCTAACCTCGTTCAATCTCGGCTATGTCTTCGGCCAACATGCGCCCGAGGGCGGTCCCGAGATTATCTAACCGTTCCTGCATGGCGGCACCGCACCCTCGCTCAACGGCTGGCTGGTACTCCTTGCACGGGCACGCCCCCTCGGTGGCGATCCCTGAACGGCACTCCCGATTCAAGATGGGCCTCCCGAAGCGTCGAAGCAGCTCGTCGTGCTCACCTTCGGGGTGGCCGCACTCACATATCTCGTTGTTCATGTTGTTTCCTCTCTGATGATTGATTCGGACTTGCACATCAATTATGCCAGTGGTGTCAAGCCTCAGCCATTCTCAAAACGAGGTGACCTGCACGTTTGTCCACATCTGGGCCGCGTTGATGCAGGTCAGATTTTTTTGAAAAAGTTTTCGGCAACCTGTTCTCAGTACGGGACACTGGCGCACTAATAGCGTGAGGTTTGTGACCCGTGAAACGTGGGATGCCATCGTGCCCCGCTCCCAGTTGCGTCCACTGAAAGACAGCAAGGTCAAGGGCATTGTCGTGCATCACACGACAGGAAGTGCGATTGAACCTGGGCACATGATCGGCGCCCATGACCGTTACCACAAGCACACGCGGGGTTGGGCTGGGGGGTTGGCTTACAACTGGTTGGTGTCGGCTGATGGCCGCATCTGGGAGGGTCGTGGCTGGAACCAGGGTGGTGCGACAAAAAACTGGAACGACAAGTCGGTCGCTGTCGCCTATCTGGGTGACAGCAATCACCAGTTGCCTAAGAGTGCGAAGGCTGCGTTGGTGACGGTGTTTGATGCGATTCATGCCAAGTATGGGCGGGATTTGTGGATCAAAACCCACGACCAGTTCAAGGCCACTGATTGTCCTGGCTCAGAGCTGCGCGAATGGGTGCATGACGAGGTGCCAGAGTTGCTTTCTAAGCCTGTTTCCAGCGCGTCTACGCGCCCCGCGACAACCGACCAGTGGGAATCGTTGATGGAGTTCCTGTGGGGGCTTAGAGAGGCTGTGAGAGCGGCACCGTTGAGGCGTTGGCGTAGAAACAACCAGTATGCGGTCATGGTTGTGCAGAACGCTTTGAACGCCAAGGGATTCCAAGCAGGGAAAGTGGACGGCAAGTACGGCAGGCGGACGAAACGTGCCGTGCTGTCGTTCCAGGCCACCCAGTTTCTGCCCCGTAACGGCATTGTCGGTATCGGAACATGGGACTCGTTGTTTCCCTCCTAGGAACATGCGGGTGGGACAGCGGATCTTGCTATTAGGAGGTCATGCACATGGCTCGCGGTAAGAACATCGGTAAGTCGTTTGAGGACACTTTCGGTTCTCAGAACGATCAGCTTTTCAACTCGACCAGTAGTGAGAACCAGTGGGATGACTCGCAGCGTGCGAAGCGCAACGCTGCCTATCTGCGCTCCACCCCACTCGGTAACCAAAATTCGGGTGGGCGCCCGTTCGGGAAATAGGGCCATGCACAAGGATGGTTCAACTCCGAAGCTGGTTGAGACTGGCCGTGTCCTTGTTGACACGGTGAAGCGCCCAACTCAGAACCTGGGCACGCTGACCGAAGGCGCCATCTCACGGATGGGTAACGGGATGCGCGCCAAGTTTGACGAAAACGATTGACGTGCCCTTGAAGGGTGGGTCGTCGTCTGCGGCTATCGCCGCGAATGTTTCAACATTGATCGCAGAGGGGAAGCCTCGTAAGCAGGCTGTCGCTATTGCCCTGCAAAAAGCAGGGAAGGGGAAAAGATAATGAACGACATGATTTCGCGCGCTGGGTGGACTTTCGTCCAGGGCTTTCTAAGTGTTTTCGTTATTGCCGATCTGGCAACCGCCAAGGTTGCAATAATCGCAGGAATCGCCGCCGCTTTGAGCGTCGTGAAAACGTATGCCGTTGCGAGGGTCGGCTCGTAGGTTGTGTCGCTGGATGTCGAGAAGCTGTGGGCGCAGTTCATCGACGCCCAGGGTGCTGAGGTAGAGGCGTGGGTCGCTACCGAGTTTCGTAAGTCCAGCGGCCAGTTTGAGTACGCCGACGGCACGCACGCCAAATGGGTGGATGGCGGCAACCTGGGGTTGCTGCTGGTGTTGCCCATTGACGAGCTGGTAAAGGTTTTGTCCGCCTGGGAAGAAGCCCATGAGGAACACAACGAGTTTGCTGCCGAGTGGATCATGGGTTGGATCGCCAACGTGATGACGATGCTGGGTGCAGCAGCAGAGAACCCTCTTAGCTGACCAGCGGCGGTCACCAGCGACCGTGTAACTCCCGTAGTTCTTGGCGACACGGTTTGCAACGTCGGGCCACTTTCGTCTCGCCCTTGAACTCGTACTCAAAGGTTGACAACGGTTCGTATCGTGAACATTCCGCACAACGGTAGCGTCCACGGGCGTTCTGTTGTTCAGCGGTTTTTTCAAGCTCACGTTGAGCGCGCTTGGCAGCAGCGATACGAACAGCCCGTTGCTGGGACGGCCCATAACGGTCTTTATTCATTCGACCAGCGGCAGTTCCATGAGGTTATGTTCGACCATCACCCCGAGAACGCAGTAGCCGCACAGATCCATCAGGGTGTCGCGCAAAGTTTCTTCCTCAGGATCGACGTGTAACCGTTCCAGGTTCTTCAGGCGTTCAATCTTGTCAGAGATGCGGACGACGATTCCTGCGGCGCCGAACGACAGAATGTTGTGCGGCCCGTACCATGACTGCTTCAACGTCAACAGTTGCAGCAGGTCGTCGTTGGTGATGCGAGGTCTGGCACGGTCCTGGGTGGCGGCGTAAACGTCTGCGTACCATTCGTGATCGGGCGGGTCGGGGAAACGAACCCGTTGTTCTTCGATCAGCGTTTCCAGGGTGGTGGTGATGACCCCCAGGCCGTGCAGGGAGATCAACGCCCAGTGGGCGCCGTCTTCCCAATACTCCAAGTCTCCCAACGGGACTGTCACTTTCTCAACCTTTCCTGTATCAGCGGACTGTTTTCCAGATCGGCCCGCAGATAGGCCAGCAGGGCGTCGCGGCGTCGCGCCAGCGTTGTCTTCGGGATGTCCAACACTCTTGCACAGAACCGCAACGACAGCCGCGCAATGAACAGGGCTTCAAACAGCCACCGTTCCCCCGATGGCAGCTTGTCGATGGCGTCGGCCAGCAGTTCGCGTAGTTCGTGCGCTTCAGCGAGCGACACTTCTGGTTCGGCACCGAAGGGTGCCGCCATGAGGGCTTCGTATTCGTCGGTGGGTTGCGGGTAACGGCTTTTGTTGGACAGCCATTGGAAGTCTTCAGGGTCGTGGGTGTCGGCATTGCGGTCAGGCGGCACGGTCTGAACCCCAGGGGAGAACACCTGGGGTCAGCCGCAGATACGGTTTGGAACCGTCCTCGTATGTTCCCTTGGTGGCGTGTTCCCCCGCCAGCTTCAGGAAGCCTTGTAAAGAAATCTCGCAATGGTCGTCGCGGTCGGATGAATAAAAGAACAGATCGACAGGCAACAGGGTTTGCCAATACCCTAAACCTATAAGTTTCTCTACCTTTACTTTCAAAGATTTGGAAAACCCCTGGACTTCCACGAACCTTGCGGGTGCTTGGCCGTGGATGTAATCAGGTGCGTACCGCAACGCAGATGGCAGGTTGATGATTGGAAAACAGGGGCGGTTGAATCCGAATCGTTCGGATTCTTCCCCGTACACTTCTTCGTAGACTGCTTCGGCTTGGTCACCCATTTGGGTGAACCGTTGCGCCCACGATGTCTGGTGGAACTGTGTCATGGCGCCCCTTTCAAGGCGCCCCCCTATTTTTTGCGGACAGAAAGTTTCTGAACTTGTTTGTCATCGTCATAAGCAATGGTGTTCAGGGCATCGAGGATTCCTTTGCAAATATTATCAGCGTCACCTCGTATTGTTGAGTCGGGTTCGTCAAGTGGTGTGATGTATACGGTCATTCTTTTTGGCCGCAACGTGATACTTACCGATACGGGGCCGTCAAACTTTGGGCCTTTATAGTAGGTGGCGATTTGTTTTTCATATTCGGCGTAGCTCTTTGGAGTGTAGGCGTAGCCGCGTTTGGTGAGGCGCGGTCTGGGTTTTGCGCGTGGCTTCAGCGGAATCGTGAACCTGTAACTGTCTGCCATCAGAACGGTTCCTCGTCGGGCAGCAGCGACCGTTGAGCGTTCGATGCCGCAGCCGAAGCAACCAGCTCCCGTACCCGCTGCGCCCCATCGGGACGCTTCGTGTATTTAGCCCCCCATCGCAGGTCACACTCGGCCACCATCATCTCCACGTCGGTAGCGGAAAACTGTTGACGCAGCAGCGACCCCGCAAAGGCAACCAGCATCGAGGAACGATCCTGGTCGGGGCGCGGTCCACTGTTCCAGATTTCTTTGGCTCGTCCGCCGTAGTCGTCCATGAGTCGTGACTTGGTGACCCTGACAGGTGGGGGCAGCGGGGCTGTGTGGGTCGGTGGAACATACTTGTCGGCCAGTTCAGCCATGTCGTCTACGGAGGCCCGTGTGTCCATCGCTTGTTCGCAGAAGTCCCGTAACACGATTTGTTGCAGCTCGGAATCGACCATGACTTGTCGGCCCAGGGGTCGCCGTTTCGGGTAGGCGAGTCTTAGACCGTTGCCGTAGCCGCCGTGTGTTGAAACCTGCTTCGGGTAAATCTCCTTATTGTCGGCGTCAACTATCTGCGCGGCGGCAAGCATCGCGGTGCGGGCCGTGACAGCAGGCAACTCTGATTGCAGATACACCAGCGTATGTGCCCCTTTACTGCGCGACAGTTCAGTCCAGGCGGTGATGTTGAACCGTCGCAACACGGTCGCCATGTTCGCAGCATGGATCAGAGAATCGTGGTCGCCCACATCAAAGTCGGCTCCGCACCAGAACACTGTGTCTCGGGGGGTCAACGGGTACACGCCAATAGGTTGGGCGCCGTGTAGGTGGACAGCGATGGCACGGTGGTAGTCGGGGCCGTCTGCGGCCAGCGGGTCACCGTCGGGGGTTTTGGCGGGGCGGAACTCTCCGCTGTCGGGTGCCGACAATGCGATCCGTCCGCCACGGTGTAGCTGCGCGAACTGTTGAACGGCGGTCACTTCAACGGGTCGGCGTAGAAGAACCCCAAGGCACGCTCCGTGCATTGACCGTGCTGACCCGATTTCAACAGTCGAGTGATGCCATCAGCGGCGGTGCCGTCAGGGTGCAGCTTCGCCCAGCGGACCAGTTCCCGCCACGCAGTCTGCAAACGAATCAACTCAACCTGACCGTCGATCACACGGTCACGCTTAGGGGACGGCTCATCAGCGGTCCATGCCATCAGAACTCGTCCTGCCAGTCACGGTGCTGCATGTCGAACACGTCAGGTTCCACGATCCGTCCGCTGCGAGGATCCAAAATCATTTCAACATCTATCAGCCTGAACGGAGGCCGCTTGTTCTTGACCAGCGAAATGCGAACCACGTCCTCCACCCGTTCCTTCTCAGCAACAGACAGGTCTTCACGGTCCTTCGGACGGTACACCTCCAACACGGCGACCGCTTCACTCTCGCCCCCGAACCGACCACCGCTGATCCCCGCAGGCTTCCCACGGGGAGCAGCACCACGACCAATCTGATGCAACAAAACCAACGGCACGTCAGCGACCTTCGCGAACCGTTTGGCCTGCTGCGCCTTGTGAGCCACCGCCGTGTTGTCCGCTGCGTCACCTGGAAGCAGCTCCAAATAGTCCATGACCACACCGTCGGCGGGTGCCCCCCAATACTCTTTCGCTTCGGCCATCGCAGACAACATCTGGCTGAACGTCAACGACTGGTCACAGATCAGCACCCTGTCCAACATCCCTCGGGCCGCTGACTGAAACTCGTCTATTAGAAGCTGGTCGCCTTCACGGATCGCCTTCTCAGTGTCGGCAGAATCCCGACCGAACCCAATCGAAAACAGTTTCGCAATACACAACTCGCGGGGTTCGTCGGGGGAAAAGATGACAGCCCGCCAGTCAGGGTTGCGCCTCAGGTTGTGAGCGACCATGCAGTACGCAGCCGTGGACTTACCACTATGGGTTTTGCCGATCAGCAACAGCATGTCGCCACGATCCAACCCCCCAGGCATACACAGGTCGATGGGGCGGAACCCTGTCTGGAATGAACCCTCAGAGGTCAGGTACTGGCTGTACGAATGGACGGCCTCTATCGAAGGTTCAAAGTAGCGAGATGACGGAGCGGCGACGGGACCATGCGCGGGTACCCCAGGGGGGCTTAGGGGTTGACCCGCCGTCAACCGCTCCGCCACCTGCTCGTCGGAAAGCAGGGCGGGCACGGGGTTGCGTTACCCGAAAGCGGGAATAGAAGCGTAGCTGTCGGCGGGAGACTTGGCGAACTCTGCCTTCAGGTCGGAGAACTCGTCAGGAATGTCGGACACCCACAACGCTTCCTGATCGTCACGGCTCTTAGCTTTCGTCTTGAACGGTGGCGCCTTCGGGGACACGCTGCCTGAGATCAGGTCGTTGCGGTTGTCCCAGAACTTGGCCTTGCGGCCCGCATCATCAGCGGACATAAGGGCACGCCACAGGGCAGAGCTGCCCTTCTCGGCTACGGGCGCCCCCGAGGATCGGCGGGGAGTTTTCGTCGGCTGACGTGATGCCTCGGCGGCAGGTTCGGACGACCCACCAGCGTTGCGCCTGGAAACGCCACCAGAAAGACGCCTCACGATCATGCCGTCATCGGTCACATCAGATTCGATGCCACCCAACTTGTAAACCTGCGCCTTCAAAGAGTTGGCAAGTTCTTCAGATTCGACCAGAAGATTCTCAGCGTCGAACGACACGGGGTACGCCTGGGTGATAGAGACACGCAGGTCTTCATTCTCGTAGTTGCCTGTCGATACCTTCGCCCCGAAGGACACGGTAACCAACTGTGGTGATTCGTTGTCTGGCATGGCTTACCTTTCTGATGGGTGGATGGATCTTAGCACTTCTGTTTGCGGCGAAGCCGCTTACGTTCAAGGTCGCTGGTCCCGCCCCAGATCCCAACCTCATGGTGTTCAAGGGCAAACTCCAAACAGGGTCGTTGGACAGGACACAGGGTACAACACGCCTGAACCTCCAACGGGACAGGACCACCCTCGGGGAAGAAATCGTCACGGGTCAACGTCGCATGATTTTTGCAGGCGGCTTGTTCGTGACCGTCGAACGGCGGGATGTATGCGAAGCGGACGAGTCCTTTGGCGTCCCATGTCCGTTTCGGTCGGGGCGCTACCACGGGTTCGCCCCCAGATGCTTGCCACGACAAACCGACCAATGCTCACACCACTTCGGACTGCACTTGTACGAGGTCCAGTTCTGCGGCCAGACAGTCAGGTTCGCCCGCTGCAACTCCACCACCCCATGCACATAGTCACGCAACGCAGCCCAATGCTCAGGGCCACGACGGATCGTCAACCAGTGATGGTCGCCCTCAACAATCTCAACCCTATGGAACTCCCGCTCCGAATCGAAATCGTCATCGTCGTAAGCCGCCACCCAAGTGTAAACATGCGATTGCATGTCCCACCTTTCATGGTGCCAATCCTCGCGCCCAGGCTTACCGTTGCTTTTCATCCTGAACTCGCCAGGACACTTGTAATCAACGACACCCAACTTGGCGTCTTCCACATCAGGGGTGCCTGTCAGCCACACCTCGTACTCGTCAGTCTCATCGAACTTGACACGGAACTGTCGCTCAACGGCAGTCAACGACAGCTTCGGAAGAATGTCAAAAAACCAGCCCTCCACGTTGGCGTACACCGAAGCCTCGATCCGCTCCTTCGGAGATTTCCACTCATCCACCGTCGGGAACAATCGGTCCACATGCCAGCCAGCAACAGCGTTCACATCATCCATCAACGGCGTGTGCCCATCCAGAACACGCTGACCGATTTCCTCAAACACGGCATGACAGACGTTGCCCCTGGTCTGATCCGAGTTCACAGGCTGAGGACGAGGCTCGTAAATGTTGCGCCGCAAATGCTCAGGACACGCATTGAACGTACCGAAATCGCTTTGCCTAAAAGTCCACTGTTCCTTGCTCACTCAGCTCCCCGATCACACCGACAACCAACGAAACATCAGTATGACAGGGGGGTGTGACAACGGCAGGGATAGTCAGTTGGACACCCCTGGGCTTGTCCACTGACCTTCACAGGTAAGCGGGCTGAAGGCCCGCCCCTCTGGACCTTGACAGGTCAGTGTAACAACCAACACCGTGGCGTCAATAGAAACTCAACCAGACCCATTCAAATAAACCTGCCGAGGTCGGTTGATCGACATACCCGACCGTTCAGCTATCTGCCGAAACGTCAACCCCAAATCGTCATGCAAGATCCGCACCACAGTCGCCTTACGCTCCGCAATAGCAGCCCGCTGCGCCCGAATCCAAGGATCACCAACCTCATTCAACCGTTCCAACTCGGCAGCCAAACGATCCACCTTGCCCATCCCCGCATCAGGTGGCTCCGCCGCCCACGCCAAAGCATCAGCGAGACAACACTCCCTGGTCGATTCCCAAACGCTGGGGTTCAACCGTGCCCGTTGCCCCCCGTCACTCATCTTTAGACAACCACGGCTCCAACCGCGAATCGGCAAACATCCGCGCATCCAAGTAATGAACAAACGACTGAACAAACACGCCGTCCTCTATGACAGCAAACATGGGCCGCTTGTGACCGCCACCAAAGTAGGCGGTGAACTTCTCCACCTGAACTTCCTTCTGATCGGTGTTCATGGAAAATAATCGCCAGGAGCCACCGCCACCTCGGCCCCCTCATCGTCACCGTGCGACCACACCAGCTCACGGTCGAACACCTCCAACAAATCTTGACGGCGCGCCATCTCGGCTTCTAAACGATCAAGCTTCACACGGCAAGCGTTCATTTCGTCCTCGGCACGATCAGCGTCCAACACCAACCGTTGCCGCTCAATCCAAGGCGTCATCACACCGCCTCCAACTCTCTCACACGCTCCCGCAACTCCCCCAACTCCTTCCGCAACGCTCTGACACGACAAGCCTCCGCACCATTCTCCTGGTAAGAGACTTCTTCCAAATGTTCAATGTTGACACAAGCCATCTCGCCACAAACATGGTGGATCTGATTCCCAACAGCGATGTCGCCATGCTTCAACGCCCACACCAACCGATGCAACGTGACCGTTGCCCGCCCCCTCGCTTCCTTGATGATCGAATCGTCACCCATCCACGTTTTGGTGCTGACCATCCCATACAAATACTTGCGTTCCCTACCCTTCCTCCGCTGGCTACCCCTGTTCCGCTGCCAAACATGACAACCCCCCACCACCTTCACAAAATCATTCACAGGATCCAACCAGTAAGCAACACGTTCCTCCAACGTCTGACCCCTGGGCGCCTGCACAAACAGCGGAGTACCCAACCGCTTCTCCAAAATACCCTCACGGTACTGGCTCAAATGGCTGTTACAGACACGCCCAAATGCCCAACTCGGATCCTCCGAAGCTGGCACATCGCCCACATTGGCGTGCCTGCCGCACAACGTCCCGTCCGCATCGACAGGAATAGTGCAAACCGTTTTCCCCTCCGCATCCAGAATCCTCCACGCCTTCGGGATGCAATCCAGGTTCCTGGTCTTAGCGTTGGAACAACGGCACGGCACACCATCGGCACCATGCCGACACAAGTTTCGAGACTTGTAGGGGACGATGGGATACATCTCCCGTATCCCCATATTCTGGTGGCATCTCCAGCAAAGACGCCTTGCCTCCACCTCTCTCCATTCACGACAGTGGATGCACACCCCCTCGCCTCTTTTAGTCATCAGTGACCCCTTCTGCCTGCATCTACCCCCAGGTGCTTCATCAACGCTGCCAACATGGACTTGATCTCCCGCAACTCCCGCTCAA